GTAATAAGTATTGCAGATGCAGGTGGTATGGCAGTTAGCAGTACTGGTACAGCTAGTGGAGCAACCCTTGATGGTACAACAGTAAATATATCTGGTATTGCTACAAACTTTCGTGGAACTTCTGTTTCTGCTGGTGTAAGATTTCTTGTTGTTTCTACAGGTGCAGGTCAAAACTATACATACCACAAAGCAACCTTAAGAGAAGATGACCTTGTAAGTCTTAGTGGAGATATAAACGATTTTGCAGAAAGATATAGAGTTGGATCTAGCAACCCTACGACTAGCTTAGATAATGGAGATTTATTCTTTAATACAAGCACAGGTAAAATGCTTGTGTATAACGGTACAAACTCTGCTTGGGAAGAAGTACAAAGTATAGGTAACTTCTTTATATCTACACTTAGCCCTGCATTTGATGGCAGTACACAAAATTTTACTCTTAGTGATGCACCTACAAATGCACAACAAGTTTTATTAATAATAGAGGGTGTAGTTCAGAAACCTAATGCTGGTACATCTACACCTACAGAAGGTTTTGCTTTGGATGGTAGCACAGTTAAGTTAGCTGCTGCCCCTGCTACTGGTGCAAGCTATCACGCAGTAGTAATGGGTTCTACTGTTAATATTGGAACTCCAAGTAATAACACAGTAAGCTCTGCTATATTACAAAACTCATCAGTAATAGAAGCTAAGATTGCAACAGATGCAGTAACTTCAGCCAAAATAGCAAATAGTGCAGTTACAGAAGCAAAACTAGGTGCAGGTGTAGTTACTACAACAAAGATTGCTAATGATGCAGTTGATAGTACAAAACTTTCTGCTGGAGCAGTTGATAATACTGCACTAAGTAACAATGCAGTCACGGAAACTAAGATAGCATCTGGAGCCGTGACTAACTCTAAAATAGCAACTAATGCAGTTGGCACTACAAGCATTGCAGCAGATGCAATAACTAATTCTTTAATTGCTGATAACGCAGTTGAAAATGCTAATATAGCTAATAATGCTATATCAACAGCTAAGATTGCAGATGATGCAGTTACAGGTACAAAGATAGCAGCAGAAATTGATAATAGTCACATTACAGCAACAGCAAATATAGCTGGATCTAAACTTGCAGATGACTCTATATCTTTAGCTAAACTAGAACATGGCACATCAAGTAATGATGGCAAGTTTTTAAGAGCAAACAACGGAGCAGATCCTACGTTTGAAACAATAACAATACCACAAGCATTTGTAAGTGGCATGATATTACTTTGGTCAGGAGCAGCTAACGCTATACCTTCTGGGTTTGTTCTCTGTGATGGTACTAATAGCACACCTGATTTACGAGACAGGTTTGTAGTAGGTGCTGGTAATTCTTATTCTGTAGGAGCTACAGGTGGTGCTACAACTGATTCTATTACCGTAAGTGTTTCTGGTAATACTGGAACCCCAAGTGCTACTGGTATGGCTGGTTTTCCACTTGCTACTAGCTTTGGTTTAGGTAATCACACACACAGTTTTAGTGGTTCTGGTAGTGCGACAGTCGACACATTACCTCCCTACTATGCACTCTGCTATATAATGAAAACATAAGTTAGTTTACTATGCCTTTAACACAAGTTACATCAAGACTAATAGAAGATACCTTACGTTATGTGTTAGGTGCTAGTGGTACAGATCACTATACATTTACAGGTAAAGGTCTTACAGGTGCAGTAAATGACCCTACACTATATCTCAATAGAGGTCATACTTATATCTTTGAAAATAGAAATAGTAATGGCGCACACCCTTTTTATATAAAAACCAGTATTGCTAATGGTGGTACTAACGATCAATACAGCACAGGGGTAACAAATAATGGTGGTGCAGGTGGTACAGAAATAGTATTTACAGTACCGCATGATGCTCCTGACCTTTTGTATTACCAATGCAGTAGCCACATTAATATGGCTGGTCAGTTTAAAATTTCTGGCTCTGTAACAGATGGAAGTATAACAGAAGGCAAACTTGCTAGTAATGCAGTTACTACCATAAAAATTGCAAATGCTAATGTTACGAATGATAAATTAGCTGGTGACATTCCAGCAAATAAACTTCAAGTCAATGATGCTAATATCATTATTGGTGGTGCTGGTAATGATGGTGCGTTACAAACCTTAAGTGGTGATGTAAGCATGGATAGAACTGGTGCAGTTACCATAGCAGATCAAGCAGTAACATTATCAAAATTAGAACATGGTACATCATCTAATGATGGTAAATTTTTGAGAGCAAACAATGGAGCAGACCCTAGTTTTGAAACAATAACAGTACCAATTGGAATACCAAGTGGAGGTATTATTATTTGGTCTGGTGCAGCAAACGCTATACCTAGTGGATTTGTTCTATGTGATGGAAATAACAGTACTCCAGATCTTAGAAATAGGTTTATTGTTGGTGCTGGTGATTCTTACTCCGTAGGAAATACAGGTGGTTCTAACACCGCAACCGATACGGTTAGCATCTCTGGTTCTGATACTGTTAATATTTCTGTCTCAGGAACCACTGGAGGTGGTGGAGCTAGTTATACGGCTGGATTGTCATTAGCAGCTGGATCAACTTTAAGTGCAGGAGGCCATACACATAGTTTTAGTGGTTCTGGTTCAGATACAGTAAGTATATCTGGTTCAGATACAGTAAGTGTTGATACTAGATCGCCTTACTATGCACTTTGCTACATAATGAAAACCTAATTAGTGGATATACCAGAAATATATTTACCTGATACAAACTATATTCTTAACCCACCTAATACAATATTCTATCCACCTGTGGCAGAGGAACCTTATCTAGATCCAATTCTTTTACCTTCTCTGGAACAAGTTGAGTCGGGTCTGGAAGGTCAGGAATCTTCTTCTGAAGAAGAAACAACATCTTCAAAGGGGGAAGAGTTACAGCTAACACCAGAAACAATACCGCAGAACCAGCTAGTACCCAAAGAAACTTTATCAACTGAAGAACCTATAGCTACCTTTACTATACCTTTCTTTGGTGAAATGCCTATACCTGCACCAGAGGTCATAGCTTCTAGTGTAATAGCAGCAGGTACAGCATCAGTTGCTAGTGTAGTTGGCGGTATTGCTATGCAATCAGTACTAGCTTTTATCAAGAAAACATTTAAGAAAATATTTACTAAGATTCTTAAAAAAGAAGTCGCAAATGTAAAAGAAAAGATGGATAATAATAAAGGTAGCTAGAGTTCACATACCTGTACGTGTGGCGTCTAACTAGCTACTTAAATTTCTCTGCGTTAGCTTTTACATAACTTCGTATATTGATTACATCACTACATATATATGCGAACTTAGACTTAGGATTTATCATGTAACCGCTTGCGTGAAGCTGCCCACACTTCAAGATACGAACTAGCTGCTTATCATGCACTTGCTTGTCTAGTTCTTCTTTGGCTAGGTCTAGCTTTACTTTTGCTAGTTCAGAACACGTTTCATTATTAGTTCCAAGTGGAAACATAAATGACATCTGGACTCCCCAACCTTCATTAATGTTATATGTATCTTCTCCCTGTGCATCATTACCTGTATAAAAAGGAGTTACAGCCATAGTAGGTTGACTACAAATCAAGTTTCCAAACTGTAGTTTACCTGTCATTCCATTATTAACATTCATATTTTGGTTGATAATACTAGAATTACCAACAGCATTAGGTTGAGCCTGTACATTAGTATCGCCTTCGGCTCTTGCTTTATTACTGACTAAAGACAGACAAAGAAGTGATAACGCTAGTAGTCGTAATCGCATCATTAAGAGTAATCTTTTCGGTCATTTGGCTTGCTGCTCTAGTAGTAATACTAAGTGACCAATCTTTGGTGCTATCTGCAACTGTAAATACTGCATCACCACCAGCAATACCAGCAGATGCAGCTACAGAAATATTAGATGCTTCCCAAGTATTTAGGGCTGATCCATATTTTTCTGTGACTACGCTGCGAGTTATGGTCTGTGTAGTATTTTCAGTTCTGTTACTAGAACCAGTAGTCCAAGAAGGTACTCCGTTTGCGTAACAAGGTGCAGCTATAAATAAACTTAGTAATAATAGTTTTTTCATTTGGTGGTTACTTTAGTGTTCTTATTATCTACTATAGTATCTTTTTTCTTTTTTATCGAAAACCCAAGTGACGCAGTGGAAGCACTAAAAATACTTGCAATAAATGTCGGATCAAAATCTACAATCTTTTTGCCAGATGGCGGTTCGTAATATGAGAGAGATAATAGCGTTGCCGACCACAAAAGCACGCAAACTTTTACAATGGTTTCAACTTTATTTGGTTCTTGGTCTTCCATAGAAGTGCAAACTCTTGTCTAATACTAGCAATGTAGCTATGTTTGGAAAGTAACACAAGATTATTATGCTCAAACTCTTAAAACCAATACTACTAAAGTTCTTTACTACAACTGCTGTGAAGAGATTAGTAGTCGATCTGCTTAGAGCTATCTGCAAACAAACTACCAACACACTAGATGACAGGGCTGTTGATATGTTGGAGCAACAGTTGTTTCCTAAGATGAACTGATATGAACCACAAAGAATTTTTTAAGATACTCGTTGGCAACCCACCGCCAGAAATCGAGTTTGAAATCGAGGTCAAGCAACGTGAGACAGAACAAATGCCAGAAGAAGCTGTAAGGGCATACTGTTTAGACCTTGTTAAGTACACAAAGCTACAGGATTTGCTTTTAACTTCAGCAATAATGCGTATATCAGATATAGAAACTAAATTAATGCGTTATGAAAAAGGTATGAAACTATATAAAAAAGTAAGAAAACTAGGTTTCTTTGGTAAGATAAAGTATCTTCTTACTGGCAATACAGGTAAGAAATGATTATATTATTTAAAAACAAGACTAATCATGGATAGAAGTTTAAAAGTATTAGAGACTTTACATGAATGTTTAGCAAAAGAACTATTAGGTAAGATACAAAGTGGCGAAGCAAAAGCAGGGGATTTAAACGTAGCTAGACAGTTTCTAAAAGATAATGGTGTTGAGTGCTTACCAGTAGAAAAGAACCCAATGCAAGAGCTTATGGAAAACTTACCAGACCTAGATGCTGTACCTTTAGCTGATTTATAATTGCAACCTCTACCAAAAAAACTACAGGACTTTAGATATTTCTTAATCGTTACTTGGAGACATCTAAACCTACCAGACCCTACACCTGTTCAGTTAGACATAGCTGAATACCTACAATATGGTGCAAGACGTAAAATCATACAGGGATTTCGTGGTGTAGGTAAGAGTTGGATTACATCTACCTATGTAGTGTGGAGACTTCGTATGAATCCACAACTAAAGTTTTTGGTCGTATCTGCCAGTAAAGATAGAGCCGATAACTTTACTACATTTACCATGCGTCTTATCAATGAGATGCCAATACTTGCTGATTTGATACCCAGAGATGACCAGAGAAACAGTAAGGTAAGTT